TTTCTCGTTCTAATATTGTGCACTGAACACTCATCACAATAGATGGTATCTCGTTGACTGGTGCGTCGATAGATAAAATTGTGTCTAATGGAGTGGTGTCGTCGGGGGAGCGTGATAACTCCCAAGCGACCCTAGATAAATTTTTGCCTGACGAAACTCTGTCGTCTGATATAATTTCAATTTTCATTTTTTAATTTCCAAGCTCTGATGTCGTTCGTTGCATTTCCATCTTCGTCCCTGATTGCTCTTGAAACACATTTGAAACCTTGCTTTTTGCAATTCATTCTGAAAGAGACAACATCACCTGAAGTTTTAAGGACAGTGCTGTCTCCAACAGACATCGCATTCACTAGCCTGACCCACTTGTCCCTAGACTTATGTGGGTCAGTTAAGGGCACACCACTCTCTATGACGAACCCTTCTATTTCTTTTACGACCTTAGGCATCGTAAACTTCAGCCCAACCATGATCGATGTCCCATTTTAGATCCTGCAAACGACCACCTGACTTGATGTAAAACTCATAAGGCATATCTGCTCCATGCTTGAGGAGAAGCTCGAAGGAAGCATATCCGCAAACTTCCTTAGTGTTTACCTTACGAGGATTTTCGGTTACCAGAGGCTTGATCATTTTGCCTGCGAATGAACCACGAGGTTTCTTAGGAGCAATGCCGAGTGGCGTCATTCCTGGGAGTGCATCGATTTGGGGTGGTGACTTCACTTTAGTTTCTCCATCGAAAGGTGTGGTCGTTACATGAATATCAGCAATAGCATCCATAAAACGCTTGGCACCAGTTTTGTTGTCAGAAAACTTTTTGATAAACATTCCGGATACTTCGTTGAAAGCATCCACAAGGATCTTTCCCGTGATGTTGCGATCAGCTAAAAGCTCATCAGCATTCTTAAAGAAGGCAACACCGTTGCCCATAGAACGAGCAACCTTGTCTGACTCATATGCTTTGACAACGAGGCTCTTCGGATTAAGTGTGTAAGTTACAGTGTTCATGATTTTTCCTTTCTCAGTAATCATACAAGTGTTCTATCTTTTCTAGACAGAGATGTAAACACTTTTGATTCGTTTAAAAACAATGGTTTACAAATTATATGGAAAAGTATCTTAGTCCTCTGGGCTGTACAAGATACAAATTCTCCTTTGCTCTGGTCAATGCAACGTACCATACTCTGTTCTCCTCATCTGTTCCTAGGTTGTCCCAACTCAACTTTCCCATGTCAGTTATCAACACAACATTGTCAGCTTCACCACCTTTGCTTTGGTGTATTGTTGAGATTGTTATTCTGGGTTTGTCGGTGAACTTCTCACCATTACGCAAACAAGATCTTAAATATTCTCGTTCGTCGGGTGGCAGTCCTTTCAGTATTGCCATCCAGTCTTTGCTCCTAGCCTCGTCAGGAAGTCCTAGGTCGTCTATTCTATAGGTGTCTTTTTTCTCGAGCTTTACGTTAAAGTTGAAAAAGCCAATAAGGTTCTTTGCTTCTGGTCTGTTAAGTTCTTTGCCTTTGCGGATCTTTTCCCACGAGGTTATAGCTTTTGTCTCGTCGGTGTCTAAGGAACTTTGACCATTGTAGGTGTAAGCATAGCCTTGTTGCCTGACCACTCTTTTAATTCTATAGAGCAGGTATTTGCTTCGGCTCATGCATAGCCAAGTCCCCTCGTCAGCTCCGAAGTCAATCCCTTCGTCGTCCGATATATAATTGACCGTGCCTTTTTCTAGCTTTGGTTGCCATGGCTTAACATACCTATTCTTTATTCTGCTAACAACATCCGAAGCTAAAGCATGCACGCTCCTAGGTATTCTAAAACTCTGAGGCAAAATTCTCTTGTCACCTTTTAAACTCAGGAACTTATTAACATCCGCACCTGCCCAACCAAATATTGCTTGGTCGTCGTCGCCAGCGATGTAAACTTCCGAGGCTTGGGAGGAGGCTAGTATTGCCATGCGATACTGCAACGAGCTCAGGTCTTGAGCTTCGTCAACTATGCATATATCTATCGGCAATGCAGTTTCATATCTTTGAAGCATGTCGGTGAAGTCTAGCAAGCCATTCCTCTTTTTATAGGTGGTCAATGAATTATTGTACTGCTTAACTGCATGCAACGTCAAGTCATTTTGATTGCTTAGATGGTATTGATCTTCCATTGAACGAATACCAACTCTCGCCAAAGACTCTACTCTTGAGCATTTATCTCCGAGACCATCGCCTGTGTGGATTCCTAGGTTCTCGTCGTAAATGCCTTTAAACTCTACACCGATAGCCTTGCCCAACTTCCTATAATGGTTGTCGGTCATGACCTCGTCTCTTTGCAGACCTAAAGTTTTAAACGCTAAAGAGTGCAGCGTCCTAAAATAGGGAAACCTGTCCGCATCGAATCCGAACTGAACCATTGCTCTTTCTTGAGCTTCGCTTGCAGCTTTACGAGTAAAAGCCAAATAAGCAATCCGCTCAGGTGGCACACCTCTTTTTAAAGAAGCCTCAACTATGTTCAGAAGGGTCGTCGTCTTGCCTGTTCCTGGAGGTCCAAGTATTATCTGCACGTGCCTCATCTTCATTTCCTTTCTCAGTCATAGTGTCTCGATAGTCTTCTTTCCTGAACTTCCACAATATCCATTCATGATATCGCTCGGGTTCTTGGTCGTCGAAACTTTTCTCCCAGTTGTTAATTATCACTTTTTTACAGCTTCCGCAAAGTATATCTTTCTCGAATATTCTGCCGTGGGTGTGCTCTCCGCACCAGTCGCAAGGAATCGTTCGCTTGTAATATGGTAGCATTAAAACTCCTCCGTGACTGCACTCGGAATATCGAGCTGTTCATCGTCGTCGAAAAACTCTGGTTCAGGAACAGACCAAACCTTAACTGGCTTGCCTTTTATTCTAAATGTTTTCCTGTCGCCACCTAACAACCTGAGCCATGACCAAACTTGGTGCTGAGTTGTAAACCTGAACCTGCGAGCTTCTAAATAAATGAATAGATCTTCCGACCTGAAATAAACTTTGGCTTCGTCTGAGTCGTGCCATGGCTTGCCATTCATAATCTCGTCTTTCTGGCGAGCCTGTACTTTTCCTGTTAAAAAGCTGTCTAGCATTTTCTCGAACTGGCCTTGGGGTGAGGCATCGTCTGGGTCTACTATTACCTCAACATTTTCTAGCAGTTGATTTATTCTTTGTTCCCATGCTTGGGATGGCATTGTGCTCGGACACTTATTCAGTTTCTCGACGCAGATCTTTTGTAGCTGTCTTTGGTCAAGGAGCTGAGGTGTTGTAACTTCTATTCGCTCGCCTTGCATCTCGATATACCAACGCACCGACTGGCGATTCTCGGTTTCATATTTTGTTATTGCATCAACCTCGATAGACAGCCCACCACCAACTCTTCCGACACCATAGTCTCGCTTCATGCATTTAGACTTTTCGCAATAGTTGCATATTGGACTTTGCTTGCAGGTGTAAGCATATTCTTTCTTGCTGACTGACTTAACTAATCCATTCACCTCACCCATAGGCAAAGGTTCAGGCAGATGCTCATAGTTGAACTTCATTAAGTCTTCTTGCCAGTCGTCGGGATTGCGCTTGCGGAAATAAACTCCAACATTGAATAAAGATATATTCCTGCCACCTTCCGGAAAACCCATCGTCATAATGTGTTGTAAGCATGGTGGTCCATCGGCGAAGTGATCGACTAGGTCGGGAGTAAAAGTCTCGAGCTTTTCGAACGTCGTTAATTTCTTCTCAGCGAGGTCAACAAATTCTTTCAGGTTTAACTTTTTGCCTTTATGGATTGCATGGCGTTCAGTTTTATCACCATCCCAATAGCATAAGTTTATCCAGTTGCCTCGGTCTCTTTCATTAGCTCTGGATATTTGTTTAGGGAAAACTTCCGAACCACCATAACCTAATAATGCAGCAAACTCATTCAGCTTGCTGACCATGTCAATAGCAGGTATGGCAGGACTACAGAAAAGATACAAGTGAGCACCGCCAGACTTAGAACGGCATAGCACCAAAGGAGTATCACGAATTTTCTTTTCGAGGCTTTCAAGACTTTCATTTAATTTAACATCCCCTCTAATATCAATATCAATAACGCCAAAGTGACAGCTGTTATTTTGCAATAAAGGAATAACTCCTAAAATATATTCGCCACCACTGAGGTGCTCTTTAAAATTAAATTCGGTTGCAGGTTCGCTGACAGTGACTGCTCGACCAGACATCTTGCCATCTGCTTCTTGTTTATTTACTCGGTATTGTCCATGAGCAAGCTCGAAGCCTCTGAACAATTTCATAAACCTTTTAGTTTCCACGCCTGTTCCTTTCTAAAAGTCGTCGGGGAGCATTGCTGCTCCCCTAGATCATGCAATGCGCAATTACATTACATCATCATCTGAAGAGTCAGGCTGTACTTTTACCTCTCCGCTCTGGATATTCTTGCGGAACTCACGTGCCTCAAGATAGATGTTTTGACCTTGGTCTAGGTTTTGGATAATACCACCAGACTTTGCGTCGAACATCATCTCAACTTCCCAATTAAACCACGAACCCATATCGTTCTGCTCGGGAGTTGTCGTCAGGTTATAAGCAGTCCAGAACATAGCTGGATTGATTGTACCTTTGCCTGAGGGATGAGGAATTTGCAAACGATTGATCATAGAATTCCATCGCTTGGCTTTTTTAATTCCGCTCGAGCTCATAGAGATAATAGCAGGAGAGAAATTACCATCCTCGCCAACAACATAAATAAAATATTCAGCTGTTAATGAGAGTTGGTTTCCGTCAGGTGTGCGCAACTTACCTCGGTCGTCCTGTACACACATATTCAAAATGGCAGGTTGCAAGCCATGGTCTTTGACCAATTTACGATCGTCTGTCCATTCGAGGTATGTTTTGCGATAGCTAACAGGAACAACAGTCATTCCTTTTTCGCCATCAACGAGCTCGTTCGTCACGTTGTCAAATATTTGACCAGCCTCAGCACCTTTTACATAAGAGCCATCAGCCTTGTTGACTTGAGGGGATTGAGCTTGTAAGATCTTAAGACGTGGGATGAGCATATCATCCGCAGTCATATTTTCGCTCGCTGTTCCAGCATCCTCTAATAGGATGGATGGATCAAATGCAACTACGTTGCTTTCTTCTTTTACTTTAATATTAGCCATTGTTACCTCCTGTGATTTTGGCTCTGCGACCTGTAAATAATTTAAACAGATCGTGGGGGACATCCTTACCATCAGTCAAACGCTCTCGAATAAAAGAGTTTAACGACCCATGGTGGACGCCGACTGCACGACGATAGAAAAGATTTCGTTCACGCAACTCGTCCGTAAAGTTATTGCATGCTTGATCTTCGTCTCGTCCGAACTGAACCTCAACATTGCTCTTAATTAAATCGCCAGCATTATTAGCTCGCAACCAATCAAAACATTGTTGTTGACGCATTTCTAGTTCAGCTTTGTCATCTCCTTTAGCTTTTTGAATAGCTCCAGCAGATGGAATAGAACCAGAAGTTACATCTTGGACTTCAACCTTAGCACCATTGTTAAGAGTAAAGTCTTTGACGTTCAGTTCTTGCATTAAATCGGGCAAGTCCTGTTCAGCCAACTTCGTCAGGTTCTGCTTTTTTTGCTTCAACACCTCAGTCAAATCGTTTATCTCTCTTTCGAGTTCAAACATTTGCTGAGCCATATCAGCCACTGCACCTATTGAGTTGGATGAAGGTGCTACATCCTCAAGCAGATCGATAGTCATTATTTTCCTTTCTCATTTCTAAGGCGACAGGCATATACCAACCTTTGCGTCTATCCCTTTCGCCTTCGTCTTTATTGCGCTCCCAACGTAGGACACGCACCGTTGGTGACATTTCAGATGCAATCATGCAAGCAATCATAACAGCTATGGGGTCACCACCTCCTGGCCACAGAAGATAATCTTCTGAGGAGAAGTCTTTCATTACTCGTCTAGCCTTTTGTATTGAAGGACTAGGTAAAAACTGTGGTTTTTCATTCGGCTCAAACACAACCTCCAACGAACCATATCGTGTTGCGTCGGTCAGGTCTGGTGTCCAACCAAACTTATTTTCTCGTGGTCTTGTTACCACATAAACTTTAGACATTCCTTATCCTTTCTCATAGTGAAAAACACTGTAATTTATTTTTGTAAAAATTAAAAGGTTTATTTTTACATGTCTATGTCCTTGTCTAATATTGGGACAGGCTCAAGCATTGCATTGTATGGTATCTTAGTAGAAGAAATTCGACCATTTATTTTTCTGTCTAAAGTTTTTTCTGCCTCGGGATCGTCTTTTAAATTGGTCATTCTTTTTCTTACAACTTCCTCAGTTTTAAAACGAGCACCGCAAACTGCGCAAACTCTAAAGCGAAAACTGATGCCTTTTTTATTAACTCCGGAATTGTAAACTCTAGTTGTTTGTTCGTCACAATCGATACAACGCACTGCGTTTCCTTTCTCAACACTGGGAATTTAAGTGTAATTTTTCAAATTTTAAAAGTAAACTAATTTCTTAGCATTACCGACCTTATATAATGATAACAACGATGTAACCGAGAAACCGACGTTACCGACCCTCGGTTGTTTTTGACCACGTTCTAGGAAATTACTTTTCCTCTATAGAGAGAGAAATTTGAGGTGAAAAATATTTTTTCAGAATTAGCGAATTTGCGGTAACGTCGGTAACGGAAGTCACTTTGTTTATAAATTACAACGAGTTACGAGCGTTACCTAACAGCAAAACAATCGGTAACCGAAACCGAACATCGGGATCTTTCTTTCATAAATCGTGTAACCTATTGTTTTATATAGTGATCTTTTCTCTTTACTTCTCTGGTAGGAAAAGATACAATCTTTATATCAACTGAGAAAGGAACTGATATGAAACTCGTTAAAATCCAAAGAGAAATTCTTGAAAATGCAGTAGCATCTGAGGCCAAGAATGGTGTTAGAAAACCAATTCATGTTTTATTAAATGGCAAGGTTGTTGCTAATCATCCTAAATCTTACCAAGTATATTGCCAGAAAATGGAACAGCTTATAGATGCTGGTTTTATTTCACGCAACGAAAATGATGGTTATGCATACATTACTGTTGCTGGCGAGAACTTTATCAACAACTAGGGAATCCTTCCCAACTCTTTTAGAAAGGAACTTAAATGGCACACTCTGTTAAATGGCTCTGTTCTGACGAGGCAGCAAAAGCTCGCTACAAACGTCTCACTTCTGGTGATGAACCTTATCCCATGATCACGCATCAATATGTTGTTCATGTGGAGTTGAATGGTAACTGCGAAAACCTTGAGAGATTTCGAGAGATCGATGCCGACAACATTGAACATGCTCTTACTCTTGCCAAGCAGTGGGTGACAGTGCATAATGCGACGAGCGTTGGCATTCGTAAAGTCGAGCGTGATGGTTCGCTTGGTTCGCCAGACATTTATGATTGGTCAGACTTTGAAGGAGATTTGTAATGAGTGGGGCAACAGCGGAAGAGTTTAAAACATGGGAAAGTGTTGCTAAAAAGTGCACTATCTCTGAGTTGCAATTTATTATTCGGGATTGCAGAGAAGCTCAGTTGGCAATGCATGGCTGGAATCCTGAGAGAGAAAACTATTACTCTGACCAGAGAATGACCTTTGCTGATGAGTTGCGTAGGAGAAACAAATGATGAAAACAATTCTTAATTCCGTTTTGGCAACAGCCATGGTTTTAGTTGTATCTTTTTCTCTGGTCTTTGTTATAATAAACTTATTCCTCGGTTGTGAAACTTGGGATAGAGAGCTTTGGACAACTTACAACTCTTGTATTACACCACTCGAGATGTTCGTTAATGCCCAGAGAAAGTGATGTTCATTATATTTACTCCTCAACTCAGACCCTGCAGAAATGTGGGGTTTCTTTTTGCCCAGATATAGGTTACAGTTAATTCTCAGTTGACCACTGCAAATAAAGGTTCCAAGGAGATTAATCTGGTGTCAGGAAAAGGCAAAAAAGTACAGGTGCAAAGACCAGTTAATAATGGTCGTAAAGTTGAGCCAGAGAAGTGGGATGGAAAGTTCAAATCCGTTGAGCCACTAAAGAACCAGAAGCCTCCTGAGCATCGCCAAGCTCGTTATAAAAAATGGAACCATCCAGCCACCATCAATTGGATTATGGGACAAGCTGACCCTGTGGGATTTCTCGCTTCGGTTATGCATGGCAAAGAGATGTTTAATGTTTACACGCAAGACCAAGATGGAAAAGTAGAGAATATCGGAAAGGTTGGTGCTGATCCTGAACTGAGGGTGATGGCAGCAAAGACTTTACTGGGCAAATGCGTGCCTGATTTAAAGGCTGTTGAGATAACAGCACAAATTGAAGAACGAAAGGTGCTTGATATAAGCAGATTAACAGATAATGACCTCACCACAATTGAACGAGTTCTTGAACACGCTGTCATTGAAGGAAGTCCGAGCGGAGAAGATGAGGAGATCGCTGAAGGAGTTTACCAAGAGCTCTTGGCAAGCGATTGAACCAGGACGAGACTTCCACGACAACTGGCACATAGATGCAATATCGGAACATCTGCAGGCAGTTGTTGAGGGAGATATTAAACGTCTGATAATTAATATTCCACCTCGGCACATGAAATCTATCTCGGTTGCTGTTGCTCTCCCAGCATGGACGTGGACTATCCAGCCAAGCAAAAAATTCCTCTATGCATCTTATGCTGGTTCTCTTTCCATTAGAGACTCGGTTAAGTGTAGAAGGCTCATTGATTCTCGTTGGTATAAGGAACACTTCGGCGAATCATTTAAGCTGACTGGCGACCAAAACCAGAAGCAAAGGTTCGAGAATGACCATACTGGTGCAAGGATTGCAACCTCGGTTGATGGTGCTTTAACAGGTGAAGGTGGTGACATAATAGTCATCGATGATCCGCACAATGTTAGGGAAAGTGAGTCGTCAGCTGTTAGGGATGGCGTGCTTGAGTGGTGGGATCAGGCTATGCAAACTCGACTTAACGATCCTAAAACTGGTGCATTCATTATTATTATGCAGCGAGTGCACGAAAGAGACTTGACTGGCCACATACTAGCCAACGAGATGGATGGCGAGTGGGATCATTTATGCATTCCTGCACGTTATGAGATTGGCCACCCCACACCAACAAGATCCCGCTTAGGCTTCACCGACCCACGAACCAAAGAGGGCGATCTTCTTTGGCCAGAAAGGATTGACGCTAAAACACTCGGCAACTTAGAAAGATCATTGGGCAGTTATGCTTCAGCAGGTCAGCTACAACAACGACCAATGCCCAAAGGTGGCGGTATTCTAAAAGCTGAGTGGTGGGTGCCATGGGAGAAAGATGATCTTCCGGACATTGAATATGTTTTGCAATCTTGGGACACAGCATTTAGCACGAAAGAAAAGTCGTCTTATTCGGCTCGCACAACTTGGGGTGTCTTCCGCATGAATGGTCAGATAAACGCAATGGTCTTAGAAATGTGGTATGATCGTGTTAGTTATCCTGAGCTCCGAAAGCTCGCACAAGAAGCATATTATGATTGGGAACCTGACGCAGTATTGATAGAAAAGAAGGCATCTGGCCAATCATTGTTGCAAGATTTACGCATGGCAGGTGTGCCTGTTCTTGAGTATATGCCCGACAGAGACAAAGAAGCTCGTGCCCATGCATCGTCTGCTCTCTTAGAGGATGGAAGAATTTACTATCCTTCTGACAAAAAATGGGCTAAGAATTTAATTGATATTTGTGCATCTTTTCCTGCAACCGACAACGATGACATTGTCGACACTTGCACACAAGCATGGTTAAGGCTGCGAAAAGGCTGGTTTGTAACGCACTCTAATGATTTAGAGGGTGACGAATATGAGGAAAAAAGAAGGATAACATTGTATGGCTAGAGAACCAGTTGCGATTCAACAACAGTTAGTCCCCTTTGCAGAGTCTGCACCTGCGGATGACTTACAAGTTGAAACAATTGGTGATGATGTTTTAATCGGAGACCCAGAGCTAGACAATAATCCGGAAACAGACAGCACCTTTGACGAGAACTTAGCTGAGGAGATGTCTGATAAAGAGCTCAACTCAGCTGCATCTGAGCTTATTGGATATTACAATAATGATCGTGAAGCTCGTTCCGAGTGGGAAGAGCGATACAAAAAAGGTTTGCAAACGCTAGACCCAGATGGTGGCATGGATGAGTCCGAGGATGAACGTGCTACTCGTGGTCTATCTATCGTTGTTCACCCGATGATCGCTGAGGCTGCAACGCAGTTTAATGCTAAAGCTATTGCTGAGCTTTATCCTAGTGGTGGTCCAGTCAAGACAGTTATCGTCGGTGATCCAAGCGAAGAGTTAGAAGAACAGGCTCGCAGGGTTCGTGAATACATGAACTATCAGATAACTCAGGAGATGCCCGAGTATTTCCCTGACCTCGACCAGATGCTTTTCCATTTACCATTAGTTGGCCAGACGTTTAAAAAGGTTTGGTGGGACAGCAATATGGACAGGCAATGCTCTCAGTTCGTTAAAGCTGAAGACTTCGTCGTCGCTCCGGAAAGCAAAGACTTATACACCTCCCCTCGTTACACGCATGTCATTCGCATGCCGAAAAACGACTACAATCGTTATGTTCAGTCTGGCTATTACTTGCCAAGCACCGACAAAGGTGGCGATTTAGATCCATCAGGCGACACGGTTGGCGAGATAGAAGGTGTCGACCAGTATGCCGACGACTCGCAAGACGAGGTAATGACTCTTTTAGAGATGCATGTTTACCACTCGTTCGAGGAAGAAGACACCGACGACGAGAATGCAGTTGCAATTCCTTATGTTGTTACAGTAGACTACGACAATGAAAGCGTCGTCAGCATTCGTCGTAACTGGCGAGAGGACGACGAGTTAAAGAAAAGGAGGGATTGGTTTGTATCTTATAAGTTCCTTCCTGGATTGGGCTTTTATGGTTTTGGCTTATATCATCTTATTGGTGGTCTGGGTAAAGCAGCAACTGGATCCTTACGAGCTCTCTTAGACTCCGCTGCATTTAGCAACATGCAAGGTGGCTTCAAGTTACGAGGCAGAGTTTCGGGTGGCGAGGTTCAGGTTTCTCCTGGAGAGTTCGTTGATTTAGATGCAACAGTCGACGACGTCAATAAAGCAATTATGCCATTGCCGTTTAAAGAACCAAGCGGATCTTTGTTTAGCTTGCTTGGTTATATTGTAGATGCAGGACAGCGATTTGCTAGCACTGCGGATTTGAATGTTGGGGATGTAAATCCTAATGCACCTGTGGGCTCTACAGTCGCACTTATCGAGCAAGGCAGCAAAGCCTTTTCAGCGATTCACAAGAGGCTGCATTATGCCCAAGGTCAAGAGTTCAAACTCCTAGCGGACTTGAATGCTGAGAACCTTCCGGAGCAGTTTACATTTTCGTTGATCGGTGGCGAGTCGGAAGTCTATGCTGCTGACTTTAATGAACGCATTGATATTCTCCCAGTCAGTGACCCCAACATATTTTCTACTGCCCAGAGAATTGCTCAGGCTCAAGCTGTTTTGCAAATGGCTCAGTCAGCACCAGATATGCACGATATGTATGCTGCTTATAAGCGCATGTATGAAGCAATTCGAATTCCTAATATTGACGAGATATTGGTCAAGCCTGCAGATGCACCGATGCTAGATCCTATCGACGAGAACATGTCGGTTATGTATGGCAAACCAATAAAAGCATTTATAGAGCAAGACCACGACTCGCATATAGCAGTTCACATGCAGTTCCTTTCCGACCCATCGCTCGCTGGGAATCCTGGAGCTGCAGGCATGCAACCTGTATTAGTTGCCCACGTCGCTGAGCATATTGCGTTGCTTTATAGAACACGAATGGAAGCAAGCATTGGCGTGCCATTGCCAACTATTCCGGACTTGAGAGAAAAAGACTTCCAGTTCGATGATATTAACCCAGATCTAGATAGGCTCATAAGTCAGCGTGCTGCTCAGGTTGTGCAAGAAGCACCTGAAATGAAAAAGATTGCATCTATTCAGCCTAAAGGTCAACAGCAGGATCCATTGCAATATGCCAAGCAACTCGCTCAACTCGAAGCTGAAGCACTCAAAGCTAGGACAGAGTCCCAAATCGCTGCTGACCAAGCTAAAGCACAGTCCTCGATCGAAATTAAAAAGGCTGAAGCCCAGCAAGACATGGAAATAGATGCAGCCAAAGCTCAGGCAGATCTACAGGCTAAAGTCATGAAGCTAGAAGCTGAGTTGCAGTTAGAGCGAGAGAAAAATGCAGCTAAAATACAAATAGAGGCAATGAAGAATGGATGAGATCCTAGCGTCTATTAGACCAATAAATCCAGCTGCATTCGGTGGCATGCCTCAAGGCCAAGCTCCTCAGCAAGACAATCAGCCATTCGACGCAAACCAATATCTTATGCAAAAAGTAATGCAAATTCGCCAGAGAATGAATAATGGAGACTTAGGTGCTCTGGGCAATGTAATGTCGGCAATGCCACCACCCCAACAACAAGGAGCACCAGCAGCATGAAATACGGAGCTTTAGAATCTATTCCAAGACTGACAACGATTAATGGTCAGCCACACATGCTGGCATATATTAATCCCGAAGAGGAAGGTCTCATTCAGGAATACAGAGAGAACACTCCTCCTATTGTTGGTCCGAGTGGTGTTCCTGCTTACTTCTTTCATTCAAGTTGGGGTGGTGGAAGCAAATCAACAGCTTCTACTTCTAGCAATGATGACGACGATGATGGTCCAGGATTTTTCGAAAGTTTAGGCAACGCAATAACAAGTGTTGGTTCGGCAATTAGCAACACAGTCAGCTCAGCAGTTGATTATGTTAGCGATGCTGGGAGTGCAGCCGTCGAGACTATTTCTAATGTTGCCTCTAATGTTGGTAGTGTAGCATCCGATGTTGTAACAGAAGTTGTTACTTTAGGTGCTGCAGATACGCAGACTTTTAATCCAGACGAAACACAAGACGCAATAGACCAAACCATCGCAGCAAATCCTGGATCATCTTTTAATGATGGCGTCATAACTTCCTCGAGCGGAGAAACTTTATCTGTCGGAACGAATGTAAGCGATGAAACATTTACAAATGAAACGAATGTAAGCGACGAAACGAGCACAACCTCGAGTGTTGGTTCTTTTTTAACTCAAGGGCAACTAGACTCTGAAAATTCAGCAATTCACTCTGCGAATGCTCTTTCTATAATTAATAACAGTGGTGCTGCTTCAAACTATCAAGGTTTTACGACAGACAATCCTTTATTTTACGATGTAAATAATGACGGTCAGGTTACTTTGACCGATGCCCTGATGATTCAAGAGGGTGCTCTTCCGGAGGTTTCCACCGACAATGAACAAGATTCTTTGCTTGATCAAGCAACTGACTTTGTAACTGGTGCTGGCCAAGCAGCTTTAGACACTTTAACAGAGATTGTTACTCTCGGTGGTGCCGACACACAAACTTACAACACAACGGAAAATAATGCAACAGAAAATAACAATACAGTTCTAGAAAGCGTTGCGAACTTTTTAACACCTAATGATGGGCAAACATATGTTGACAGTGTTCTTATGCCCACTTCCGACGCAATAAATGCAACACTTGCCGCTAATGAAGGTTCTTCTTACGATGGTGACACCAATACAATAACAGGAGCTGATGGCAGCACTATAGGTATCGGCACGAACGTCGATGCAGATGATGTAACAGATGCTTTGTATTCTGAGTTACTTCCTGGAGGCAGCGGAGGCAGCACAGACTTAGACGACTTCCAGTCTCTTTACGAAACCCAGTCCGCAGCGGCAGAATTAGATCCAACAGGAGGATCAACTGCAACAGGATTCTTGGTCGACGAAGGTTTCACAGCAGACTTAGATGGGGATGGTGTTGCGGAAAATTACACTAGTGACACAGAATACAGTTTAAATCCAGACGGCTCAATTGTAGTTGCCGACAGCGAAGACGACACAACTGGTGGTTTAAGCCTTCTGGGTCAAGACATGATAGATCTGGGCTTGGCTGATTCTTTAGGCGAAGGTGAATTTGCGGATGGCTCTGGCATGACTGACTTGACCCAACTCGGTGGTGGAGACTCAGATGGTATTGTTGGCGGTGGTGGACTCGACGAGATTTTCACTGGGGATGGTGTTGCTGAAGAGGATTCTTATTTCATAGACGATGATTCTCAGCCTTATTCAACAGACATCTATGGGTCTAGAGACATAATGGGTGACTTTTACGGTGGGAAGTCTGGAGGAATGTGGAGCAGGTTCGCAAATAGCTATTTAACAAGGTTCGGTTATTCCCCAGAAGAGTTTAACGAGATGATTCGCAAAGTCGAGAATCCAGATGGTACAACCAACTTCTTTGGTGCAGACGGTGCATTAATCAATCCAGAATCAATCGGCTCTAATTATAAACTTTATGGTGATCCAGTATCTCTAAAAATAGGCGAAGAGCAAGTCGCAATCGGGTCGCAAAACTACGATGCACAAGGTAATTTGATTTCTACAAATTATTTAGACACATACAACCCTGACTTAGATGCAGAAATTTTAGCACAAAATCAGGTTTACTCCGTCACAGACCCAGCTTCTGGTCAGCTGGTTACTTTCCCAAATCAAGCTCAATACGACCAGTTTGTTGAAGTTAACAACGCAGCATTAGCATCATAGGAGGCTGAAATGGCAGACCAAACAGAACAAATGAACAGACTTTTAGACCCTAACTCAGCTGTCCGTGAAGGCGAGATGAATTATAGTTACCAAGTCGATGATAGAATCGAGCAGATGACGCCATCGCAAATGAATGCTGCTAGAGCAAGTGGTGAGATTGTAAGAGATCCAGGATCTGTTGCTCGTGAAAGTGAACTTCAGATGATCAACAATGCCCAGATGGGTCTTATGGAGATTGATCCAGAAGGAACTAAAGATGTTGTTCAAGGCTTAGAAATGACCAAGCAAAAAGTTATGGGTGGTGGTGCTTTGACTGAAGGTGAGTCGTCTGGCATTATGGCTATTCTGCAAAAGCTCGGTGGTGCACTTAAAGGAATGATGAGTGGCGGCGAAACAAAAAGCTACATGGTCGATGGTAAAGTTGTCGAGATGACAGACCGAGAAATGATGGGAGCTAAAAATGCTGGCATTCTAGTTCAGGATGTAGAATCCGGAATTAGAGATATGGAAATGAACCAATAGGAGGTTAATATGGCTGAAGTAAATGTAGAAAATATGGAAGAGAACGCTGAACTTTTCATGGAGAAAATGGGTTTTGCTCACGACTCCGAAGGTCTAGACATGACCGACGACCAGCTTGTAAACTTTTTATTGCTTTGTCACCATATGCAATATGGTGTTGGCGAAGAAGAGGAAATGATTGAAGAAGATCACGACTCGGATGTTAAAGTCAAAATTATGAAAGTTGGCTCTGGCGACGATGTTCATTCCATGATGAATCAGATTCTAGGAGGTTAAATGCCATATAGCAAATATTCTCCGAAGCAGAAAAAGCTGGCTGCAGTCGCAGGTAATAAGAAAAAGATCACTGCTGCTGATTTAAAGAAAGTCCGCAAACCCAAAAAGAGGAAAGCATAATGGCAAAACCTCCTGGATTGTACGCAAACATTAATGCCAAGCGCAAAAGAATTGCTGCTGGCTCTGGCGAGAAGATGCGTAAAAAAGGTGCTAAAGGTGCACCAGCAAAAGGTGCTTTTAAAGCTGCAGCAAAAACAGCCAAGAAACCGAAAAGGAAAAAGTAATGGCTAAAAAAGCAGTTGAAGCTCCTAAAGGTTTTCATTGGATGAAGTCTGGAACAGGTTTTAAGCTAATGAAAAATCCAGCAACAGGTTACAAACCACACAAAGGTGCTAGTAAAAAAGCATCTTTCGAGGTGCAGAAGGTTCATAAGAAGTAATG